CATGTATTGATTGGTATATAAAGGGTTCTGCCACGAATGGATGGCTCAGCTCCCACTGTGCTGTCAGTATAAAAGGCAGATGGATATGTATTTTGTCTGCCGAAAGCATTTGCAGGGTCATTTAGCTCCGGAACATTTCCGGTCATGGCGTTAAACAATCGTTTTTTTTCGCCATGAAAATCGCGCTCTACCATAGCGGCTAAATATTCGCCGGAATATTTTTGCAATGTCAATGAACCACATGTAATCGTAATTTCTTTTATCATATGAGTTCCTAAATCGTCAATCCAGCGAAAATCATATGGCGCCCACTGGTTATTATTATTCGCTTGCGATTCAGATACAGACACGGGTTGATAAATAGGACTCCATATATCGGGTAATGTAACAACTATATACGTGTCCATTAACAATTCCGCATAACGAGGTATTTTGAATGTAAATACAGACGGATCAGTTATACGGAGGTCGCGTAACCCGTCATAATCAATTCGAAATTTTTGAAGACCGAAGTTCGTATATTTAGAATAAACACATTTGAAAAACGTTTTCGTGGGATTTCCGGTTAATATAACATTTCCATTCCCGACGGATATGATGTTTAATAATCCACCAGCCATTTATGAGAATATATACTATGATTCTATTTTGTTTATTTTGATTATTATTTTTATCCGAAATACTTTATATCCAACATATATACAACGACAAATAATATGGAATTTTATAGGGTAATGTTGATAATTTTAATTATTATATTGTTTATTTTTGTATTTGGTAGATTAATGAATCAACGTCAAAAAATATTAGCGATGTCCACTCCGCGCACAATTGAAGGAATGGAGACATCCAATGAACTTGCCGGTTTGTCAACTCGATATGATCCCGTGAAAATTAAAAATACGACGGCGTCCATACAACGATTACCTCTTCGTGAATTATGTATAAAATCATCTTATTCGTCCCCGTGGACAGGTTCTACTATGAGCACGGAAATGATAAAGTTAATCCTTGCAAGAGGTTATCGTTATTTAGATATTCCCGTATACAATGGACCCAAATCCGAACCATATGTTTGTTATAGCAGAGACGCGAATACAATAGACGAAAATACTATTATACCTCTATCTAATGCTTTTAATACGATTGCTTCCAGTGCTTTTTCAGCCATTTCACCTAACCCGGCTGATCCATTGTTCATAGAATTGCGAATCATACCGGATTCAAATAATTTAATCTATAGCTCAATCACAACGTTGATAAAGCAAATTTTTAACGAAAAGTTATACGTAGATGCGAATGGACGCGCGATTTTAATTGACGGATTTACGCCACTCAATGAACTGATGGGAAAAATCATATTTTTGATAAATGTAACCAATAATGAAAATTTTGCCAGTGCAAATCAAGATTTCGCATTTACCATGAATAGTGTTGTAGGTGGAACATCTATAGGATTGAAAACGTATCGTCAAGTAGCATCTTCGAGAAAACCACGCAAAACCCCATACAAAGTAGTTAGTTATAACATGCCACCTACAACAAATATTAAAGACTATATTGTTTTAATGCCCGAAATAAACGAATCGTTTGATATTCCAAATATATATACCGTTACTATCGACTACGGTATTCAAATTACGAAGATGCCATTCTATGTTAACAATGGTAAGGTGTTGTTATATGAAAATATATTTGACGATCAAGAGTCATCATTTATTCCTATGGCAAATATGTTGATAAATTCTAAATATTATGAAAAATCAAAAATAAACTACGGATTTTTGTCTTTCTAATATATAAAACATGAAACATCAATTATGTGAAAAGTCGATGACATTTGAAGAATGTGAATTGGCAATATTAAGACATGCCGTAGATGAAAACGAAAAAAAACAAGGCGAACGAATCGTAAACAACGAAGATGTCAAAAAAATCATACATATCGTTGAAGATTTCTTGATTCGCAAAAAACGCATATGTTATGGTGGGACAGCCATCAATAACATACTGCCTAAATATGACCAGTTTTATGATAAAGATTTAGAAATACCCGATTACGATTTTTTCTCAAAAACCGCGCTGGAAGATGCGAAAGAACTGGCCGATATTTATTACGCAGAAGGGTTTGTTGAAGTAGAGGCGAAGGCTGGTATGCATCACGGAACATTCAAAGTATTCGTGAATTTCATCCCAGTTGCCGATATAACCTATTTAGAAGAAGAGATATATGACTCTATTTACAAAGAGGCCATCAATCGTGGCGGAATAAAATACGCGCCTCCTAATTTTCTGCGTATGTCGATGTATTTAGAATTATCACGACCAGAAGGAGACGTTTCACGATGGGAAAAAGTAATCAAACGTTTGACACTTTTGAACAAAAATTATCCATTGAATCCGGTGATAAACTGCGACGCAATTGATTTTCAACGCGATTTCGAAAAGCCGTATTCCATAGAGGAACGCGAATCCCTGTATTTTTTGGTTCGAGATATTCTGGTAGAACAAGGATGCGTTTTCTTCGGTGGCTACGCCAGTAGTATGTATTCGAAATACATGCCGAAACAGCGTAAAAATCTGGTTCAAAAAATACCGGATTTTGATGTTTTGTATGATGAGCCCGAAAAATGCGGTATGATTGTTTCAGAAAGACTTCGCGAAAATGGATTCAAACATATAAAAACAATATCGCATGACGCTATCGGAGAACTTATTCCAGAACGCGTTGAAATTCGCGTAGGAAAAGAAACGGTTGCTTTTATTTATAAACCGATTGCGTGTCATAATTATAACCAAATTCATATCAATGGAAAGGAAATCAATATCGCAACCATTGATACCATGTTGAGCTTTTATTTAGCGTTTGTATACACGAAAAAACCGTATTTGAACAAGGAACGTATTTTGTGTATGGCACAGTTTTTGTTTGATGTCGAACAAGAAAACCGATTGAATCAAAATGGATTATTGAAAAGGTTCACCATACAGTGTTATGGTAAACAACCCACGATTGAATCAATACGTGCTGAAAAAACGGAAAAATTCAAAGAACTTGCCGGTAAAAAAGGAACGTATGAGTATGATATGTGGTTTTTGAAATACAATCCGTCCAGTGGACAAGACAAAAAAACGGATAAAAAATCCCCCGCAGCCCCCACAGCCCCCAAACCTACGAGAAAAACGCAAAAACCACACAAACAGCAAAAGACAAAAAAAGTCCGTTTCATGAATATATTTTAGCGCAATGTTCTCATCCACCAATAAAAAATGATTTATAAAAATGATTTATAAAATATGCTCTATATTATAAATCAACTGCACTAAAATGCCTCGTAAAATCTCTAGATATGATATGCTGGATGCGATTTCTCTCTACTTTCGCAGCATTGGACAATACAGTCCATGCAGACAAAATTC